CCGTATTTCCGTAATCAAAAGTAAAAACATAATCAATATCGCTGAGTTCTTCGGCATATATTTCTAAATATCTTATCTTACAAATGTTTCTAACCGTGTCATACTCCCATTCAATAGGCATGAATTTGCCTTGAATGTTATTTATACTTATTATTGACAAATACGGCATTTCTCCATAAACATCGCCATAGAAGTCAATCAAAGGCTTTTGTTGCATCCTTAGTTCGTCCTCTGCTGCGATTCTTAAAAGTGGCATTTTTTCAAAAACGCCTTTTCTAAACCATAGATTTGTAGGTGTCTGCGTGTCTTCTTTAAATAAATCTCCTACATATTCGGCATTATTCCTATCGCCATTGTACACGGTGTTGTTTTCTTTAACCAATGTGCTAGGCTTGTTTTTTCGCTGTACAGTGTGAAACTCTCCCTCTAAAGTGTCGGCTACTGTCGGTGTTATATCGCAATAAGTATGTTCTATTATTAATTTTGTATTAGTATTGATAAAGTTATAGTCCTCCCTGACTGTGAATATCTCTATTGTGATATTTAAGTCAGACGGCAAAGCTTTTGCTTTAGTTTCAAAGTCAAAAGTACTAATTTTATTCATTAAGTCTCCAGCGGCATCTATTCTGACTGTGTAAAATATAAGCTGGTCAGTTGTTGACCAATTCCCATCTACGTCCAGAAAAAACGCCCCAGCCCTTACTTTAAAGTAAAAAGTCATAGTAAAATCAGTGTTGTAAACGGTACCAGAGGTCAAAAACACTCCTACGCTTGATTTAAACGTATAAAAAAAAGTTCCTTCCAAAAGCTTTGGATCACTGGTAATTAATTTTGAAGGCGAAAAATTAGAAGCATAACTTTTTAATCCATAGGCATTTGTAGGGTCTATTATTATTTTTCCGCTAGCATCTGGCAAATTTACTGTCCAATTTTCATAAGGCACTAAAATATTTCCGCTATATTGAAAATCAGAATTGAGCATTAATCCTTTTAGCTTCCCGTACTTATAACCAAGCCTAAAAGCGCTAATTGCGCCTTTAATTTTCTTGCGCTGATTTGCTCCGCAATGATGCGGGTAAAAATTGTTTATTTGAGAGCCTAAAACGCCTGTAATGTTTTTAGTATTTAAACCTAAATAAACTCCTGCCTCATTATATCTTCTAAATTTAGGATATTGGTTGACATACAGCTCGTTTGGCTTGTAAATATACCATTCACCATCAACTTGTGTTATTACAGCCTGAAATATATCTAAAACAGACTTCAAAACCTCCTCGCACGACATAATAGTGCTGTCGTCGTTTTTTATAAACCTACTTGAATTTAGGTAAGTCTTTTGCAAAGGGTCTAATGTGTCGCTTGGAATTAAGCCATCGTAGTAAGTATTGATATAAGTATTAATTTTCATCGAAAGACCCGTCCTTTTAAGGCAGTAATATACAATATCAAAGGCTTTCATTTTGCCAACGAAAAACAGTCCGTTATCCTGAACGAATGATAAGTTTTCCAACACTCCAAGCCCGTCAATTGCTGTAAAATTGATATACCAAGCATCTTGCACGAATGATTCAAAAACGTCATCAGGCTTTAAAAATCCTCTAAAAACCAACTTATTGTTCTTGTAAAATCTTACCGTGAAAGACTGCTCATCATCTGTGTACAAGTCGGATAAGGTTAAATTCTCGTTAGCCTCTAGCTGAATATCTAAGCCTGTACCTCTGAATGTGTCTAAATGATCTTTTGCGCTACCCTTTGTTATTGTCGCTTTTCCGTATATCTGTGTCGCACCTCCAGAATAGTTTTTTTTATTTATTCTACATAAAAAAATATCTCCATTTACATTGTCGTACTCAAAAAAATAAATAAGGTTAAAATCTTCGTTATACTCAACATCTTGAACGGATAGCGAAAAACGACCATCACAATTCTCAGCAGCGGTCACGGTTAAGTTTTCTATGTTTACAAATATCTCAATAGTATCGTTTACCCTTGTATATGTGATACTAGGGTGTGAGTAGCTGTTGTTTAAAAAACCTAACGTATTATCAATCGTTTGCGATAAACTAGGCAAAATAGAAATTTGATAAGGAGCATTATTTGGTAGTCCTTCTTGATAATAACTAACATTTACCCCTGAAAATGCCCCTATAGGAATAGCCAGTCCATCTAAGAATAAAGCAAACCCAAAAGTATCAGGTATTTGTGGATTTTCGCTGTATGATATTATTATTTTTTTTGCCATTTTTATATCCCTAATGTGCCACCTAGACGACTGTTTTTTGCTAATGAATTACTCAAAACTCCTATTAACGAGGTGCCGCTTATTTCAAACACAACCGAACCATTCGTAAAACTTCCGCCACTTCCAGAGCTTATAGAGCTTGCAGGACTTGAATAGTCTCTGCCTGTTGTTCCGCTGCTTCCAGAACTACCACTCCTTGCAGCGTTTCCAATTGCAGAACCTGCTGCTTTTAAAGCAACACCAACAGCAATAGCTGCTATTCCTGCCCCGATTGACACTGGACCCCCTGTCAATATAGCTAAGTCTAATTTGCCTTTTAGAACCGCTAGAGTACCGTATTTTATAAGCAATCCTCCCATGTCAGACAAAAAACCCCCTAAACTAGCTAGTAAAGAATTACCAACTGCGTTTAATATGCTCCCGCCTGTTGAAATAGCGTTACCTATTGCATTTCCTAAGCTTCCAAAAGTATCTGTTAAACTCCCTTGTATAATCTGTGATGCTTCATCATTAAAATCAACTAACAATTGCAGTAATTCATTTGTTTGAACCGCTACGTTTTGAATCACACTAAAATTCAACGCTTCATTTATAGCATTGTCAAAAGGCTTTAATTGGTCTGCTGTTATAGGTTCTAAAAAAGATTTAAATCTAATAACAGGCTCGTTAGTATTTACTTCTTTAGCTTTCTTAACTGCTTTTGGAGCAGTAGCTTGCGTTCTAATACTACTAGATGTTCTGTTATTTAAAACATTTTGGTAGCTTTCTAATTGCTTTTGAGCCTTTAACCATTCGTTTCTAACTTCTTGAACTCTGTTTTTTGCTTTTTCAACTCCTAAAGCAAAAGATTCAACAGTAGCATTCCCAGCTCTTGCTGCTTTTAAATATTCTTGCTCTGCTTTGGTTTGCGCTTCTTTAGCTTTTATTAAATCAAAATTTAACTGCAATAGTCTGAATTGAGCATCGCCAGCCTTAGAAGCTAATTTATCCGCTAATGCTTTATCAATCAAAGCTTGTGAAACGTCTTTTATTGCCTTGCTTAAATCTCCGTATAAAATTTGCTCTTGTGATAAATTACCAAAATAACCAGGGTATTGTTTTTGCAATTGTTCTACAGCTATAAGCCTATCCTTTCTTGATAAAGCCTCATTTTTAGCTGTAAAAATTAACGCTTTTAATGTTGCAATTTCTTCCTGAGCAGATTTGTTACTTTCTTCACTTGCTTTTTTTAATGTATTAGCTGTTTCGTCAAAACTACCGCTTAATTTATCAAAAACATCGCCAACAGTTAAGCCCTGCTGGCTCATATATGTTAATGCGGTTGTGACCAATGAAACGGCTAGCAAAATACCCCCAGTCCCTAGCAAAGAAGCCCCAACGGCTCGCAATGCGTTACCAGCACCGCCAGCAGAGCTACTAAGGTTCGCAAATGACTCAGCCGTAGCGGTTAAGTTGTTTCCAATACCCATGATACCAAAAGGGGCATCCTGCGCTATTCGTGAAAATTGTGTAAGAGTATTGCTTCCGTTGGCTGCCGATCTATTAAAGCGATCAGAAGAAGATGTCGTTTGATTTAGGCTATTTCTTAAAGAGGATAAGTTGCTAGTAGTCTCGCTTATCCTTCTGTCTAAGTCTCCAACATCAGCACCTATCCTTACCCTAGCCTCACGCCTTCTTTCAAGTGTCCTAAGCTGTCTTTCAACTCTTGAAATCTCTTCGCTTAGGTCGCTCGAATCTCCTCCTATTGTTACGCTTAAATCTGCCATTACGCTTGGGTTTGGGTTAAATAGTTTCTATATTCTTCTAAAAATCTCTCCTTCACTTCTTCAGTAACGCCTTTAGAGGCTTTACTACTTCCCAAAGGTAGGAATTTTTCAAGAGATTTTGGTAATTTTTTATAGTCTTGATATGGAGCAACTAAAGCGTGATATGCCATAAACCTTACTTTTTCCCATTCTTTTTTTTGAACTGAATTATAAGCAAAAAAGCGAATTTGAAATTCGGCATAGGTCATGTCATAAACATCGTCTAATTTCTGAATACCAAGTTCGCCTATTGCAAAACAGATCACATCTTTTATAATGTCTATTTTTTCACTTTTTTTTTATCTTCCGTATGCTCTTGCTGTGGCACGTGTTTCACCATAGATTCAACAAAAAAGCTATAAAAATCAATAAAAAACCTACAAGTTGCGCCACCTAATTCATCAATCTTGTCATAGAAAAAGTCAATGTCGTAAACTTCATTTTTACCATTTCTTTTATTGGCATAATTAGCAGAATGAAGCATAATCTTAGGAACAAAAAGTAATATGTTTTTTCTTTCTTCTTCTCCTAGCTCGTTTAAATCCATTTCGGTTTTTTCGCATAACTCTGCCAAAAAACCCAGTCCTAAATGAAAGTCTATTCCTTCAATAGTTACTTTATTGTTTATCATTATGCGTGCGGGTTAGTTTCTGTAATATCTCCTGAACCGTCAAGTGTTAATGAGAATGTACTTAATTCATCTCCTGCTCCTTGGGATAGTTCTAGCTCCGTAATTATTGCCGAGCCGTAGTAAGTACCTGTTGCTCCAATACCAGTGTCTAGCTTCCAATCAATAGCCGTTTTTAACTTTTGTTTGTCTAGTAAATAATCGTGAGAAGCCTTTGTTGTCGCTCCTCCTACACTTGTAGTATCGATATACTCTCCATCTGCTGAGATAGAGTAACTGAACACCCCCCCTTGTTTAATTACAACTCCCGGATTGCACTTCGTTTGAGACTCGATAACAGATAAAGCCGTGCTTAAGCTGTTTGACGTTAAACAAGCCACAGGACGGTAAATGGCGCCGTCGTATATGCTTAAAATTCCTAATTCTCCTTTTACTGGTAATGCCATAGTATGTTATATTAATGTTAAATTTAATCTTAAAAATGATCTAAATATTATTTCCGTGTCCGTAACAGTTTCTAGTTGATTTTCAAAGGTAATGCTTTGATTTAATGTATCAAAATTCTCAACAACCAACGTAGGTAGCAACAATGAATAAACAGCTTGCTCTATGTTTGCCAGTAAAACACGACTTCCAGTGTTACCACTAGATGTTGTTTTAGTGTATATCTCTATTAAAATGGTTGACTCCCATCGATACTCACATTTATTGCTTTTGTCAACTTCTTTTGTTTGAGCGGTCAACAACACGTAGTTAAGGGGCGTATTATTTGCCCTGCTATCAAAACATTTTATAGTCTTAGTATCTACAATGATGTCATTTATCCTATTGTAAATAGCTTTTCTTATATAGTTGTCTGGATTAATAGTTACCGCCATGGCACAAATATAATCATTTTTTATTTATCTACGTCTAAGATTTCTTAGGACGTTTTTTAAGTTTTTCAAGTAATCCGCTTTACCTTTTACGTAAGCAGGGTATAAAAAAGGCTGAGGGTTAACACCTGCGCCTAATATTTTTATAAATATCCACTTAGCCCGCTCCTCTGGTATCCCTTTTGAGCGGCACCAAACTTTGATGCTTTCCAATCCTTGCGCAAAAGTCCCTATTCTTGAACCTCTAAAACTTTCTGCCATTTTTTTAAATTCAGCAGGAACTTTTACTTTTGCTCCTGTTCCAAACTCCATATAAGCACCGTACATCTCGTTTACCGTGACTTTATATTTGCCTTCTTCAACTTTTGAATGCGAAATACTTTGCGCTAATTTCCCGAAATTTTTAGGCGCTCTTTGCTTGGCATCCTGTTCTATCTGAAAAGCAATAGCTTTAGTCTCATTGTCTATTTTCTTTTTTGCTTGCTCTCCAAAAGAACGAATCATCGTTATAGTTTGCCTAACTCCCTGAACTGCCATTTGCAACTATATTTATTTCCCTAAACAACTCATCATTGTAACGAATATCGTTTACGACATATTTGTTGCTTTTGTAAATTATAAATAGATTCTCAATATTCTCTGGTGTTATTTTATCGCTCGCTCTGATATTGAAGGACCAATTATTTTTTATGTCACTAGCTCCTAGCTGATTGTCTCTAAATGCTGAATTCTGCTTAACTTCTGCCCAAAATTCACCCAAAAGAACCGAAATAGGCAATGTGCCACCGAAACCATCAGGAACTGACGAGGCTATATATACTCTTACTTTGCGGTTATATTTTCTGGCTATCACAAGAATCTTTTATTTAAATCTAACGCTTCTTTTACGCTCTCTGGAATCAATGTACTATTTATCTGCTTTTCGCTCTCATAATACCAAACTTTAATCATTTGCAACATGGGCTGAATCAGGTCCTCAGGAACGGCTCCTTCTGCATAGCCTACATTTAATTCTACCTCTTTTACATCTGGATAAATAGTGTACAATGACCTCTTTAACAAAAAAGGAGCAGGCGTTGTTACTACCGAGTTAATAGGATAGTCGTAAACCAAAACTTGACAAGCTCCATTATAGGTAATATTTCGTGCAAAAAGAATATGATTTGTGCGTTTTTCAACGTATAAACACGCTGATTTAATCATGGAGGTTATTAGTTCGTCGTCCTCTATTAAATCAGTATCTATGCGAAGATAGTTCTTAGCCGTTTCTAAGGATATTACCGTTAAATAACTCATTGTTAATGTTTTTTATTCTTAGGCTTATTAATGTAAGGCTCTTTCTTATCTCTGGACTCTTCGCCTACTTTTGTTAATACAAAATAGTTTCCTAATGAGTATTCAACCTCTTTAGTATCTCCTTTTTTATTCTCTAAATGATCTTTTAAAAACGTGATTTCCATAATGATGAATTTATTAT